AGGTCATGGTCAAATAAATGGTCAAAATGATGGTCGGCCAATCATTTTTGACCTGGGCCCCCGGTCAGCAAAAAGGGCGGGCGTGCCTGGCAGCGAGCGGGCGCGCGGGCTAGGGCGGGCCAGGCGAAACTGGGCGGGCCAGGGCGCGGGCCGCGCAGGCGGGCTGGTCGGTCCGCCCTAACAGATGGATAAGAGGGTGGGTCTTATCGACCCACCCTCCCTGGTAGTGTCAGGCCGCCCGCCCGCACACGTACCGGATCTCCCAGGCCAGCTCCTGGAGGGTCGAGTAGTTGTTGGTGTCCGGCCACTGCCCGGTGCGGATCAGTTCCAGATACTGGTCGATCATCTCGGGAGTGCAGCCCAGGGAGATCAGGGTTGCCCGCCACTTGCGGACGCGGTGAATGGTCTTGGCCATAGCCAGCTCCTTGGTTGGTGTGTGTGTAAGGTCTTATCAACCTTACATATAAAATATAAAATAAAGGTCATGGTCAAATAAATGGCCGAAATGATTGGCCGACCGTCATTTTTGACCTGGGCCCCTGGACCACAAAGGGGCGGGCGTGCCTGGCAGCGAGCGGGCGCGCGGGCTAGGGCGGGCCGGCCAGAACCGCCCGGACCCGGGCGCGGGCCGCGCTGGCGGCCGCCCCGCCCCTTTAATTAGAGGTTGGGGAGAGCTCGAAAGCTCTCCCCTTCGCTCCTCTTAGCCCTGCCTCTTCAGAGGCTGCGTGAGGACATTCCGGACGTGCTGGTACCGGATACCAAGGATCCTCGAGATATCTCCCCGAGAGACCCCCTGGCTCGCCAGGTAGCGGATCACCGCGCTCTTCGTACCGTGCTGCTTCAGCAGCTCCTCCGCGTTCCACTTCGGATCGGGCTTCTTCATTTTGGACCTCCTCTATTTATGGGGCATCCCTATCCCCATGGTTTATACATAAGGGACTTTGGGGGCTTCATCAACCCCAAAATCCCCAATGTTTTCAACGGGTTATTAATTTTCGGGGACGTCCCAGCGGTCCCCCGGGACCCCTGGGAAGTCCCCTTCGTACAAAATTATGTTCTATAAACCCCTGCCCCAGGCATATAAACCCGACCCAAACAATTAAACAGATTCCCTCTTGACATGCTCGAGAGTCTGTAATATACTATACTATATAGAAAAACCCTGCCCACCAGGTCCTCCCCCAATGAACCTGCCTGTTTACACGCCCGCCGCAAGAGATATCAGCAAGGTGTCAAGGTTGTCGACATTTCGCGACATCTCCCGCACCTTGCCGACGAACGAATATGGGCTGCCCAAGTTCTTCTATCGTGCGGATTTGATCCCTGAGGATCTGTTTCTCCGAACGTCCGAAGAGCAGACCAGCCTCCTCGAAGCTGCAGCCATCGACATCAACTACCTGGAAGGCTTTCCGGCATATGATAACCAAGCTGCCATCTGGTCTCAGATGGAGTTCGAGCCGGATGACGCCTACGCAGCATTCAAGCAATATCTCGCCCAGGGTCAGTACCAGGGTGTTCGGCGCCTAGAGATCCTGCTCCAGAACAACGAATACCTTCAGCACATCCCCCAGCACTACCGCAGTCTGACCAAGCTCACCGAGCTGCACACCTACTACTACTGGGCCCCCCGCACAAAGGCCGCCGACCTCTTCGAGCAAGCTGCTCACGCCAAGCTGCGCGAGCGTCGGATCCTCTCGATCCAGGACAAGCACTTCCTGGAATGTGAGCGCCTGCTTCAAACTCTGAAAAACAAATACTTCGATCGGATCGACCCCGAAACCGGCGAATACATCTGGATCGAAGAGATGACCCCGAAGGTGGCTCTGGAGTTCCTGGACAAACTGGTCAAAATCCAGCGGATCTCCCTTGGACTGCCGGCCCATGGACTTTCCAATCCTGAAGACGATGGCATCCAGCGCCATGCGAGTGTGGAAGTCACTCTCAAACAGATCGCCCGCCGGGCAACTGATCCCGAAGCTGCCAACGCGCTAAATGGCGCTTCTGGCTTCGACATGCTCCTGGCCGATCCCGAAACCGCAATGCTCGCCCAGCAGCTGATCGTCCGCATCAGCTCCGGCGGAGGCAGCAGCGACGGCAGCAGCGGCGGAGACCGCAACGAATGACCACGTTACAGCCCCCTCACACCCGCGACATCGCCCACCCGAGCAAGCTCTCCCCCTTGGCTCGGCATGCAGCAGAGACGCTGGCACAGAACTACAAGCTCACGCCCGCAACCCTCTACAGCAAGCTCGACCCCCAGTGGATTGCCAAGGACTTCTTGCTGCGTGCATCTCTCAAGATCGCACAGACGATCATCAAGCCGAACGGACGGCTGATTATTAGCTGGCCCCCGCGCCATGGCAAGAGCCGTTTGGCTACTATTGCCACTCCCATCTGGTGCTTGGAGAACTTCCCCGATCGAGAAATTATCCTGTCGACCTACGGCGACTCCCTCTCGACCGACTTTGGTCGAGAGGTGCGCGATATTTTCAGCGCCAACCCGCATCTGCTGAATGAGCGTATCCGCAAAGATGTGAAGTCTGTCGGCAAATTCATGACTACTAAGGGCGGCGGGATGCTCAGTGTTGGTCTGGGAGGGCCTATCACCGGTAAGGGTGCAGATATCTTCCTGATCGACGACTACATCAAAACTATGGCCGAAGCCCTCTCGAAGACCAAGAGGGATTCTGACTGGGAATGGTTTACTGGCACGGCATATCACCGTTTGGAGCCGGGCGGATCGATGATTATCATCGCAACCCGTTGGCACCACGACGATCTGGTCGGCCGGATCCTAAAACACTTCGGCACTTCAGACGAAGGTGGCGAATGGGATCACATTAAGTTCCAGGCTATTGCGGGCCCGAATGATCCTCTGGGACGTGCTCCGGGCGAACCTCTGTTCCCGGAACGTTACGACATCGAGCAGCTTGAAGACCGGAAGAAGGTGCTGGGCACACTGTTCTTCAATGCGCTGTTTCAACAGGAGCCTGAATCTGACGAAAGCAAGCTTACTGACCGGAACTGGATTGAGATCGTCGATGAAGTTCCGTATTCGGAAGAGCTTGTCTACGCAAGGATCTGGGATTTCGGTGGTGGCAAAGGCAAAGAAAATGATCCTTCGTGCGGAACTCTGGTGGCTGTCAATCAGAGGACGCAACAAATGTGGGTTCTCGACATCTGGCGCAAGAGAACCACGCCCGAAACCGTCGAGGCGGCAGTCCAATCGCGAGCAGCAACAGACGGAACCGACACCAAAGTCATCATCGAGCAGGAACCTGGAGCATCGGGCGCTCAAATAGTCACACACTATAAGGTAAACGTCCTCCCACAATACAAGGTTGAGGGCGTGACTACGACGACGAATAAGGTGACTCGCGCAATGCCGATGCTGGCGGCGGCCGAAGCAGGCAAGATCAAGCTCCTGAGGGGGCACTGGAACGAAGAATTTCTGGCAGAATTCGACGGGTTTCCTGCAGGAGACCATGACGATCAGGTCGATACAGTCGCAATCGGCTACAACACTCTGCTCAGCAAGAAGCTCCTAAGCCCTGTTTGGGGCCGCAAACCTCCTCGGATCTTCAGCGACAGCACTTCGTCCACGATCAGAGCTGCAGCTTCTATCCGCGTAACGGGCGCAACCTGGGGCAGAAAATATGGCTAAAACCACCAAAAATCGGCAGAAATCGGCAGAAATCGGCAGAAATCGGCAGAAAATGCGCATTTTTGCGCATTTTTGCGCATTTTTGCGCATTTTCGGCCCGGATTCTATGGAGGTCTGAAAGGTGAGTATCATCTCTCGAATCAGCGCATTTTCTGGCCTATTTGGCACACTTTTTTCAGGAAATCGCGACCTATATGCGACTTTCGGCTATCGAAAAGTCGTCACCTTCATGGATATGTACCACAAGTACCTCCGCCAAGACATTGCGGCGAGGGTCGTCGAGGCGGAACCCCATGCGATATGGTCGAATCCTCCTGAGATCGAGTCTTCTACCCAAGAGTTCGTCATCGAATGGAAGAACCTCCAGCAGCGCCATAATTTGTACACCAGGCTTGCACAGCTGGACAAACTGGTCGGGATCGGCCGATATAGCATCCTACTGATCGGGCTAGATGATGGTCAGCCACTAGACAAACCCGCTCGCGAGGGGCGCAGACACAGACTCCTCTACCTGCAACCTTATTCCGAAGCTACTGCAGAGATCCTGCGCTACGAGGAGAATCCGCGCAACCCGCGTTTTGGCAAGCCCACACTATACCGCGTCAGCCCAAACAGAGCCGAAACGATTAACGGTGCAGCAGTCAGCTCCGTAAGCTCTGTGAGATCGGGCATGCAGATGCTGCCTTTCGAGGTCCACCATTCCAGGGTTCTGCATGTGGCCGAGAACACTCTAGAAGACGATAGCTTTGGTATCCCGCGCCTGCTGAAAGTCTACAACCTTCTGGACGACATCATCAAGACAGCGGGCGGTTCTGCTGAAACCTTCTGGCTCACAGCCAATCGTGGAATGCAGGTCGATGTCGACAAGGAGATGGACCTCAAAGCCGACGATGCCGAAGCCCTGAGCGAGGAGATCGACGAATACTTCCACAACCTGCGTAGGGTGATCCGCACCAAGGGCGTCAAGATCCAGAACCTCGGCTCAGATGTAGCAGACCCCAAAGGAACGTTCAATGTTCTGATCGCTCTGCTGTCTGGAGCTACCGGCATCCCCCAGCGTATCTTGCTCGGGTCCGAGGCGGGGCAGCTGGCCTCCGAACAAGACCGTGCCAACTGGGCCACGAAGATCGAAGAGCGCCGGAATTTGTTTGCCGAGCCCATGATCTTGAACCCCTTCGTTCGGAAGATGGTCGAACTGGGCGTCCTTCCTGAGCCTGCAGATCTGACATACAAATGGCCGGACGCTTTCAAGCAGAACCCGCTAGAGCGCGCTCAGACTTCTGCGCAGCAGGCCCGGAGCCTGGCGAACGTGTCGAAAGCGCTGTCGGACGTCGTCCCCGTGGTCACCCCCGAAGAGGGGCGTGCAATTATTGGACTCAAAGGAGCCGTTCCAAGCTTCGACGATCGGCGAGACGTCCTTCCGGAGCGCAGAAGGTCCAGAGACGCCGGTGGAGGCAGCAGAGATAGGCTTGGGGACGGCACCCATCCTGAGCAGAACGCGGAAGATCGGCTCGAGCTCGGAGATAGCTGATGTCAAATTCCTATCGGCAGGTTAGACATATGCTGCCGGCCAATTGGTCTGGCGGCCAGGCCAACACCCGTAAACGCTGGCACTACTACACTGCGGCCCCCGTTAAAGGCGGATCCGCAAAAAATCGGAGGCCCATAAAAACCCTCTTGATTTTCTTCTGACTCCACTATATAATGGTCGCAATGAAACAGGAAGTATTTAATATTCGGGCGCAAGCCGTCACGGACCTGGTCCGCACCGAGTCCTTTATGGGACGCGAGTACTTAGTTGTGCCTGCTGTTGCGCTTGTAGAAGGGGTGCTCCATTCAGCAAATGCGGAATATCCCGAACTGGCTTTGGCATCTGAATTTGGTCGTTATCCTTCTGCGTGGGACGGCCGGCCGCTGGTGCTGAATCACCCGAGAGTAGGTGGCCAGTATGTCAGTGCAAACTCTCCCGAGATCCTGCGTGATTGGGCATTCGGGATACTATTCAACACACGGCTGGATGGTCTAAAGCTGAAGACTGAGGCCTGGATCGACGTTGTCCGAGCAAATGAGCTGGGCGGTGATTTTGCTGCTACTGTAGACCGCATCAGGAGCGGCCAGGTGGTCGAGCTGTCTACCGGCCTTTTTGCTACCGTCGAAAGGGTTTCGGGATGGTATCATGGGCAGGAATATAAGGGCATTTGGCGTTCTGTTGCCCCCGATCATCTGGCATTTCTGCCTGCAGGCACTTTAGGGGCATGTTCGGTCGCCGGCGGCTGTGGTGCTCCAAGGATCAACACGTTTTGGTATGCTAAGTCTGACGAAAGCCGCATCAACAGCAACAGCAGCTGCGACTGCGGTTGTAATGGGACCTGCAACAAAGGAGAACCTGCAGTGGCTGAAGCAAATTCTCAGTCGACACAAGAGGAGAAGGTCCTCAAAGACTCCGAAGACTCCGAAGACTCCGAAGCCCCCGAAGCCCCCGAAGCCCCCGAAGCCCCCGAAGTCGTCGGCGAGATGACCTGCTCTGATGGAGGGCAACTGGCGACCAACGCCTCCACTTCTACTTCCACTTCCACTCTTGATCAAGGAGAACCCGTCATGTCGAAGGACAATGACAACGGGGCGACCGGAGTCACGGCCGGTGACGTGACGCCCGAATCGACCCAAACTTCCAGCGAGCTTTCGGCTGTAAACAGCGCACCCAGTGCACCCCGAACGCTGACGGTTGCTGAGTACATCGCTCAGGCTCCGGCAGAAGTGCGTGAGGTCCTGCAGGAGAGTCTGCGACTCCACGCAGAGAAGAAGGCTTCGCTCATCACTAATCTGAAAGCCACCGAGCGCTGCGACTACACCGAAGACGAGCTGCGTGCGATGTCTGTCCGTGATCTGGAACGGCTGGTCAAACTGGCGAGTGTTCCGGTAGCTTATGCACCGCCGTCCGCTCCGCGTACCAACGCTGTCGATGATCGTTGGGCTCCGCCGCCGCCTCTGGTCTTCGAAGTGAAGAAGCCTGCGACTATTGTCTGATACCCCGCGATCAGATAAAACAGGATATGAAAGGATTCTCAAATGGCTGCAAATACCGTAGTCGTGAAGGGGAACGGGATCCGCAAGGAGCGTCTTGCTGGTGCTGCGATCACCCCCGGCCACGTGCTGAAACTGCAATCCGGCAATACCGTCGTCCCGCACAACGGTGCTGCTGAAACGACCTCCACGTGGGTGGCGATCGAGAACGAGATCTTCGGCAAGGATCTGAATACTGCGTATGCGACAAACGACAACGTACTGATCGAAGTTCTCGGCCCGGGATGCGAGTTCTACGCGCTGATTGGTGCTGGTGCTCCCGCCATCGTCATCGGCGATATTCTGGAGATCGGGTCGGTCGCAGGTACTCTCAGGAAAGTCGTTGCTTCAGGTTCGACCCCGCACACCAGCCGGATGTCGGCTCGGTTCCGAGCTCTCGAAGCTGTCAACAACTCCGGCGGTAGCTCGTCCGTCCGTTGCCTGGTCGAAGTGATCTGACGCCGGCGGCAGACTCCAGACACAGAAAGGATCTGAAATCATGTCTCAGAAAGTGGATATGGACGTCATTGCCGGCAATGGCTCCGGCGGGACGATCGGTGTAGGGGCGGTGGCACAGCGGCTGCTGGCCAACGGCTTCCGCGTGGAATCACTCCGAACAAACGACGTCCTTCGTAAGGAAGAATGGGTCGCCTACGACACGGCGATTGTTGAAGTCGCTCGCGAACGCCTGATTGCAGTCGGCGATCTGGTATCGCGTGGGCTGACTTTCAACCTTCCGAACGCTCTCGGTACGACCAGGCTCGAATGGGAGAAAATCTCCGATATGGGCACTGCCGAGGTCAACATGGCTGGTATCACGGATGCAAGCCGTGATCGGGTGCTGTTCGATCTCGATTCGATGCCCATCCCGATCGTCCACAAGGACTTCCAGATCAACGTGCGCGTGCTGGAAGCCAGCCGGACTACCGGGCAGCCCTTGGATGTGACTCAAGCGCAGTTGTGTGCTCGAATCGTGTCGGAGAAGATCGAGTCGATCCTGTTCTCCGGGGTGACTGTTGGCGGCACAAACGGCACGGTCTACGGCTATACGAACGTGCCTAACCGTAACACCGGTTCGGTGACTACCAACTGGGCAACTGCGACAGGTGCTCAGATCATCGGCGACGTGCTGAGCATGATCAATTTGGCCGTTGGGGACCGTATGTACGGACCGTACATGATTTACGTCCCCTATCCCGTTTACGTCCACATGGCGGATGACTTCAAGGCCAACTCGGACCGCACCATCCTCGAGCGCGTCAAAGCCATTCCGAACATCATCGATGTCCGTCCGACTTCGAACCTCACGGGCACGAACGTTCTCATGGTGCAGATGACTCGAGATGTGGTCGACATCGTCAACGGCATCCAGCCGACCATGGTGATGTGGGAATCGCACGGAGGTATGCAGATGAACTTCAAGATCATGGCGATCATGGTTCCTCGTGTGCGTACTGGCGATTACAACGGCCGGTCCGGTATCGTCCACTTCTCGTAAGCTGGCAAGTTGTATGCTACTACTTAGGAGGGCCTTTGGGCCCTCTATCAGATCAAATCGAGCTGGGAAATACATGAAATGGCAGACGTGGTGAAGGCGAAGTTGGTGCGGGGCAAGCACCAGGTGATCGATCGTGACGGTTCCAGGCACATGGTGGAACTGGGCCAGATAGTAGAGCTGACTCCCGAGCAGGCCGAAGCGTTCAGGGACAAGTTTGAACTTGTGTCTGAAGCTAAGTCTGAAGCTAAGTCTGAAGACGCCAAGAAGTAGGCCATGGCAACCGACATCACCTCCAGTGAAGTGCATGCACTGATCAACAGCAGCGAGACTAGCATCAGTCTTGCTGCCCAGATCGATCATGCCGATCTGCTGGTGACGGAAAATCTGGCCAATGCGGGGCTGTCAGCAGCTCGTCAGCGTATGATCACGCTGTACTTGGCGGCCCACTTCGCGACGCTCACCCTCGAAAAGGGCGGGCTTACGTACAAAGAGGTGGGCGAGTCAGTGGAGAAGTATGCCACCATCAACAGCACAAAAAACAGTCAGGGGTTGGGCGCGACGTTGTGGGGGCAACAGGCTATCGCTTTCGACACCAGCGGAACTCTTGCTTCGATGGCGGCCCCCATACAGCAGGCGGAACTGAGAGTCGTATGATCGGCAAGGGGTACAAACAGACAGCCACGTACTGGGGAGCTCCCATGCCAAACGGTACTGGGGGCTATACCTATGCCGCGCCCATCACAATGCAGGTTCGGTGGGAAGACCGCCAGGAGCAGTTTACCAATGAGCAAGGCGAAATCCTGGTGAGCAGGGCTGTTGTGTTTGTGCCTCAGGATGTTGTCGTTGGGGGCTATCTCTATCTAGGCACTTCCGCAGCAGCCGACCCCACCTCAGTAGACGGTGCTTACGAAATCAGGCGGATGATCAAGATCCCGGATCTTCGGAATGCCGTCGCCGAGCGGAGGGCATTCCTATGAGGCGTGAGGAGGTTAAACGTTTTATCCCGCTCAGAGTGAATATCGGACCCAAGCGGCTTAGCGACCGCATGAGCGACGACTACATGCTGGCCGTTCTCGATGTGCGGGAACAATTCAAGCGCGTGCTTAGGAATTTCGAAGCTTGGATTGTGCATATGGAGGGCGAGACCGTCAAGATCCTGAAGGAAGCTTTGCGGCCTACCTTCGACAGATCCCAGATCTTCGTGCCCAGAAAGACCGGAGCCCTCAAAGAGTCTGGCTATCTAGAAGTGCGTACTTTCCGCGGCAAGGTGGTCGCCGAGATGGGATATGGCAGAGGCGGACAGCCCAAGTACGCCATCATCCAGCATGAAAACCTGGAGTACTACCACGACCCTCCTGCCCAGGCCAAGTTTCTAGAACGGCCGCTGCTTGAAGACGCTGACGAAATTCGACGCCGCTGCATAGCTCTGTACAAGGAGGCTTCTGGTGTCTAGTCCTTCTGAAGGCATCCGCGATCTTCTTGTTGCTGCGAACGTCGGCGTGTTCAACGCTACTTCAGGATGGTCTATCCACATCTCCAGGATGCCTAATAAGCCTGATACCTGCATTACGATCTACGATTCAGGAGGTGCGCCATCCAACCCCAAGTGGCTACTGGACTTTCCTACTGTTCAAGTGCGCGTACGTGGAAGTGAGAATGGGTATCTGGCAGCGCAAGCAAAATGCAAAGATATCGTCGACGCACTGCTCGGACTGCCGAGTCAGGATGTTAACGGCGATCGTTGGGTGATGATCACCCAGCTCTCAGCCCCCACATTCCTGGGGTATGAGGACAACAAGAGGCCGCAGTTCAGCATCAACTTTCAGCTGACAATCGAACCGGCTTCAGGAACAAACCGGGAACCGCTTTAAGGAGAAGGATCCATGGCTGCAAAACGCGTCAGGCTTTCCAGCGACAACGGCACCACCTGGTATACCTTGCCGGGCAACAGCGCTGAGTTGCGGAATGAAGCCGGTGAAATCGTAGACACCATCTTCGGTCAGGAATACCAGTCGAATGAGTCTGGACTGATCGGATGGTCTATTACGGCCAACGCTCTGTACAAAGGCTTTGCGGGCTATGTCTGCAAGCTCAGGATCGTCGGCACGTCGACAGCTGCTACGGGCGAAGCGATGTCGCTCGTGTCGGGCAAAACTTACCAGGTGACCAACGTCTCCCGACGTATCTGGAACCGGTCGGCGACTGTGACAGTGTACGATAACGGCACTGCCGTTGCTGCCAGCAATATCGAGTCGTACGACTACCTCTTCGGGAGGGTGACTTTCGTGCAATCGTATACCGTGACTGGTCCGGTAACGGTTGACATGAGCTGGTACGCAACGACGGCGATTGGCGGCGCTAGAGGATTCACCCTCACACAGACGGCCGAAGCTGTCGACAACACCGACTATGCGGTCGCCCAAGGAAACTCGGGGCACCGCACCTATCAGTACGGCCTGCGAAGGGTTAGCTTGGAGACGAACGGCATCTACGTGGCCGCGAACGCCAACCTCACCAAGCTACTCGACCGCGACGAGTTCATCATCGAGATCAACCCTGAAGGCAACAGCGACAGCTTCTGCAGAGGCTTTTTCCGACTGACATCCCAGGGCCAATCGGGAGGAGTCGGTGAGCTCGAGGAAGAATCCCTCTCGTGGATGCTGAACGTCCCCGATGTCAATAAACTGGCGAGGCCGTTCGGCTGGCTGCATACGACGAACACCAAGCTCAATCAGGGTGTCCGGAACGCTCTCACTGCCTGGCAAAACGGCGACATCATCAAAGCTCGATACCTGCCTGATGGGACGGCAGGCCGGCAGGGAGATGTGTTGGTGTCCGAGATCTCGTTGAGCGGCGGGCTCGAAGCCATGAACGAGTTCAGCATTACCCTGCAGGGGACGGGTGCCACCTCTGTGGTGACCTAACCGTTGACAGTCTGCAACCTCTAACTGAGCCATAAGGAGGCACAAACTATGGCGACACGTGACGAACTCCGGAAGACCATCTTCAAGAACTCCAAGCCTCTGTCGAAGAGGGTGGTGTTCTTCGGCGCAGAGATTGAGATGCGTCAGCCCCCAATGAAGACGGTACTCGAACTGCAGCAGCTCGAAGATAAGGCTGCTGCAGCCGCCCAGATGATTGTGGGTTACGCATTCGTGCCGGGCACAGACGATCGGGTGTTCGACGAAGCTGACATCGACGTAATCACGCAGATGCCGTTCGGCGGCGATCTCGCGCGGATCAACAAAGTCATCTCCGAGCTGACCGATATCGACATCCTGGGTGAGGAGGGAAACTCCGAAGAAACCCTCGGCAGCTCGACGTCCTCTTCGTAGCAGAGCAGCTGGGGAAGTTTGAGCACGAAGTTCTGGAACTCACTCCCAGCGAATTTGCCCGGTGGTTGGCATATTTCAGGATAAAGGAGAAGGAACAGGCTCGGGCTTACAAGTCCGCACGTAGTAAGACGGCGGCAACAGCTGCTGGAGGGCAGGGGTCTCCGGGGAGGCGAAGGTGGCGTTAAATATCGGCAGTATCAACTTCGGGCTGGGAGTAAACACCCGGGGGCTCACCAAGTCTCTCATCGAGATCGTCAAGTTCGGGCATGCAGTAGAACAGGCCTCGCGCCGTACCGGTAAAGGCGTCAAAACTGTTGCAGCCGATTTGCGCCGGCAGGAAAAGGCAGCTCTTAACGCCGTCCAGCAAATCCTCCAACTCCAGCATCAGCTGAGTAAGGCAAACGCCCCTCCGGCAATGTTTGCAAGCTCAGCCCGCGCTCTGCGGGAACTGACCCAAGAACTGACCAAAGGGCGTCTAACTGCTCTGGAGTATCAGCGGGCTCTGGAGAAATTCCAGGCAGATTTGGGGAGAAGCAGACGAGAGCTAGATAACTATATTCGGTCAGCTAAGGAGGGGGTGACACCTACCGAACGACTTGCTGTCAAACTGCGCAATCTGTCGAGCTCTGCTACAATTGCGCTCGGACCTCTCAGTGGGCTGGGCTCTCGCATCAATGCTTTTGCTAGCATTGCGACTCGCACAAACGTTGCTGTGGCGGGCATGGTTGGGGGGATCATAGCAGGTTCGGTTGCACTTGCGCGGATGGGGCAGAATGCAGTTACTACTGCTCAAGAGCTCAATCATATCCGTGCAAGGTTCGACATCGTTTCGGGGCCTGCATTTGCGACTGCAGATTTCGAACGTGTTCGTCAGATTGCCGAAGCTGCTGGGGCAGAATTTGTTTCTACGGCCAACGCCTTCACCCGCCTGCAGGCTGCTGCACAAGGCACCGCGCTGCAGGGTGAAGAAGTCGCCCGGATTTTCGAGGATATCGTATTTGGGGCTGCTCGCTTCCAGCTCACAGCGGATGAGCTGGCCGGTACCCTCAAAGCCTTTGAGCAGATGATATCTAAGGGGATCGTGCAGGCAGAAGAACTCCGTGGGCAATTGGGCGACCGCCTTGTGGGTGCGTTCAACATCGCAGCCCAGGCGATGGGGGTTACTACGCGAGAGCTCAACGATATGCTCCGGGCAGGTGATGTTGTTACGGCAGACTTCTTGCCCAAGTTTGCTGCAGCCTTCCGGGAGGCTCTCGGCACTGATCAGATCGAGCGGGTCGAGACATTCCGCGCGACAATGAACCGGCTGACAAATGCTCAGGCGCACTTTTTTGACCAGCTGGATAGGACTTTCGGCATCAGCCGTGCATATCAAGCGGCCGTCCAGTCGCTGACCAGCACCTTGAACTTCCTCGCCGATAACATGGAAACCGTCGCAACGGCAGCGGCCATGGTATCGGGAGCTCTGCTTGCTCTTGTAGCCCCCACGATTTTGCAGGGACTTGTTCTGCTCGCAGGTCTGATCAAGAAGGTTGGGCTTGCAGTGGCGGGCTTGAACGCTGTTGCTATGGCCAATCCTATAGGGGCTCTTGCGACTGTACTGGCGCGCCTGGCTCTCATGGCTGGCGGGGCGGCTGCTGGCTACTATATGATGTCTAAGGGCGCGGAGGCCGCAGCAACAGAGACCGGCGAGCTTATAGACCGTATCAACGAGTTCATAGAGGCTGACCGGAGAGCTTCGGTTACCCGCAGGCAGCAAGCTCGAGCTTTGATTGACGAACTGCAGGCTCAAATGAACGCCGTTGAAGCGCGGATGCAGAGGCTGCAGAACTTCAATGTATTCGGGATGCCACATCTTGATACTGACAGTCTTTCCACTTCACAGGGATTTTTCGAAACGCTCGTCAATGAGGCACGCCGGATCTGGGCTTTGACGACCGGGAACGCAGTCTCTGTCGAGACGTCACGTGTACTAGAGATAAACAACCTGCGAGAGGAATACGAAGCTCTGGTTCAAGCGATGGAAGCACTTCTGGCACTCGAAGAGAGACTTCGAGCGGAAGAAGAGGCACAGCAGGCAGCGGGCCAAGAGGCTGCTAATAGGCGGGTGCTTGGAGCGCAGCGGCAAATTGCGCGTATTCTGGCTGAAGCAACTGCCACTAGAGGTCTTGCAGGAGAGGTTGAACGCCTTCAAGCTATATATAGAGATGTTGACGCCATTAAGCAGTTCCGTGAAGGCCTGCGCGAGCTGACGGAGGATCAAAGAACTATCAATGAATTGACTGCGCAATATGCGGCAGCACTGAGTGCTCTGCGACAGGCGAACGCTCAGACTGCTGTCGATGATGCTAATAAACAAATTGATCGTATGCGTTTGACGTATGCGGCTATGGCAGAAGGGCCAGAAGCTGTCGAAGCTCTGAACAAAGCTTTTCAGGATGCAGATGCCGTCGAAGAATTTGGTGCCCGCCTTCGGGCCAGAGGAGTAGATTTGGCAAGAGTTGCAGTTCTAACTGAGCTCTTTGCTTTCTGGCAACAAAAGCTGAATGAACAGCAGGAAGAAGCTATTCGGCTTGCACGCGATCAGAATGTTACTAAAGCCTTCGAGAATGCTAATCGTGAAATAGCCTCTATGCAGCGCCTACTCGATGCTTTCGATGCCGGCGGTCTGATCGGCTTGGAAAAACAACAAGACATAGAATCAATTACTCGTCAGGTGGAGGCTCTGAGGCAGAGTTTTATTGATGCAGGGGCTGCAGCCGACGACCCGAGAATTGCCGCTACTCTAGAGCAGTACGCCAACCTGCTGGAAACCCTCGCCCGAACGCGTGAGCCGGCGGCTCTGGCTGAAGCGCAGCGGCAAATTGAACGTATCTCAGCTGAAGCAGCTGCTACCAGGGGCCTTGCAGGAGAGGTCGAACGCCTCCAAGCCCAGTTCAGAGATGTCGATGCCATTGAACAGTTCCGCGAAAGGCTGAGCAGCGTGGTGCAAAACCAGGAAGTTGTCAATGAACTGGTTAGCCAATTTGCATCGGCATTGGGTGCTCTGCAGCAGGCGAATGCCCAGAATGCTGTCGACGATATAACCAGACAGATTGACCGCATGCGTTTGACGTATGAGGCTATGAAAGAGGGTCCAGAAGCTGTCGAAGCTCTTAACAGAGCCTTTCAGGATGCGGACGCTATCGAGCAGCATCGTGCTCGCCTCGTGGCTGCAGGAGTATCTCTGGAAGAAGCCATAAATCTAACCGAGCTCCTTACTTTCTGGCAGCAAAAGCTGAATGAACAGCAGGAAGAAGCTAATCGACTCGCCCGCAAGCAGAATATTGCCAAAGCCTTCAAGGACGCTAATCGTGAAATAGCCTCTATGCAGCGTCTGCTTGATGCTTTCAATGTGGGTGGTTTGGCGGGCTTGGAAAAGCAACAAGACATAGAATCAATTACTCGCCAGGTAGAGGCTCTGAGGCAGAGTTTTATTAGTGCAGGGGCTGCTGCTGACGATCCCAGAATTGCCGCTGCCCTAGAGCAGTACGCCAACCTGCTGGAAGCTTTAGAAAATGCTCGACGGCAAGCTGCTCTGGAGCAGGCTCTGAACGATTACGCCCGTGAAATGGATAACCTGGGCCGCAGAATCGCTGCCGCTCGTATCAGTGCAGAAGCCCTAGCTAATGTCGATGCCGCCATCGCCATTGAAGAGCAGGTTGAACAGATGCGTCAGGCGCTTGTGGCGGCAGGTAATGAGGCCGAAGTTGCTGCTGAAAAGGCTCGCGCGTATGGCGAGGCCCTTGCCCTTCTGCACAGGCTAATGGAGAGATTCAACACTTCGGCAGATTCGACGCCGGCAAGGCTGCAGGATATTCAGCAGGCACTTGCAGAAGTTCAGGCACAGGCACTCGCGTCGAGCCTGGATCGTAACATCGACCGTCAGACGCGTATGATTCAGGCAGTTGCCTCCTTTACTAGGCTTGTAGCCGAATCGGGCATCAAAGGGGCTAGGGCGTCCCAAATGATTCGGGCGTACGCCGAAGCCCTCGTCCAGATTGATACTGCTGAAGCCCGCAGGCAAATCGATGACATTCTAGACACTCTCCGGGAGTATCAAGACGAGCTGGCCGCCATGCAGCAAGGGCCAGATTTCTACAAGGCTTTCACTGAGTCGCGGGGGGCTATCTCCGCGATAATCCAGTTCCGCGATAGCCTACGTGCTGCAGGCGTCAGCATTTCTGACACCAACAGACTTACCCGCGAATTGGTGCGGACCCTAAATGAACTGGAACGCCAGCGCGCTGCCAACCGCCTGCAAGAAGCGTTTGCGGATGCTGACAAAGAGCTAGAAGTCATGCAACGGCGTATCGACGCAATGCGCCGAGGACCGCAGGCTCTCGCACGCCTGGATGCCCAGCTGGACATCGAGCGCCGGGTAGAAGAGTTCCGCCGTAGGCTGCAGGAAGCAGCCGCAAGTCAACAGCTCTTGGAAAACGCGTTCGATCTGCCTGAAACCATTGCCACGACTGAGGCAGCAGCCGACAAACTGCGGATTGCCCTCGAACGTATTGGCCATCTGTCTGGACTCGATGCCGGCGTGCTCGAACTGATTACCAGCCTTGATGAGGCAATCGAACGGGTCGGCATTCTCAGCGGAGACCTTTCAAATATGGGCGCAGTTTCTGTCGCCCCAGCCAATCTCACCGCGACTCCTCAGGCTGCGACATCTGCACTGACGTCTTTGACTGGAGAGCAATCGCGTCTGGTAACCCCAGATGCTGGTAGAAATATGAGCGCGCTGCTGGACAATCAGTTCCGGCGGATGCAAGAGATTTTTGGGCAGCCAATCACGATTACGGACGCCATCGCGAGAGCTGGAACATCCCGTGAGATCCAAACTCCCAATTCCCAGCATTTTTACGGCCGTGCACTGGATCTCAGCCTTCAAGGCATGGATAACGCTACCCGTATCAGACTGGTGCAGGCTGCACTGGCTGCCGGCTTTACCGGATTTGGATTCGGCGAGAACATCCTGCATGTGGATATCGGCCCGCGCCGGTCTTGGGCTTATGGCAACACCGAATTCGCTGGCCGCCCTGTGGCCGAAATGCGGCAGATGGTTTCTGGGGCAGGTGCGGCAAGTTCCTCCAACATAGCGGTTGTCCCAACAGCCCTCAGCCCCGAAGAGATCGATCGCAGGGTTGCGGCTTATCGTGCGGGCCTGGAAGCCATGGCGGCTGCCGAAAGGGCCTATACTCAGGGCACGGCTCTGGCCTCTGCTCAAGAGCGTATCGACCGTCTGCGCGCCGAAGTCGAAGCCTACAGGCAGGGAGCCGCTGCTGTAGAAGCTTTGCAGGCACAATACGCGCGTCTGGACGAAATCCGTGATTTCCGGAAGAGCCTGGAAGAAGCTGGGATTGCGCAAGAAGTCGTCAATGAAAAGGTTCGTGAATTTCAGGCCCTGCTAGAGGAGCGGGATGCTCTCCGAAATCGTATAGACGCTTTCAAAGAGTTCATCGACGTCGTCGACAATCAGCTGGTATCGGCACTCGATGGTGTTTCGAAAGCTTTTGCTGACGTTGTCGTTTCAGGAGAGGGTTTGTCGTCGCTGGCCGATTTGGGACGCCAGGTTGCTAGTGAGATCCTTTCAGCCTTCTTGAAGCTGTACGTACTGAAGCCCTTGCTGGAAGATATCTTCCCAGGAACGTACGGAGCCGCTAATACAAATGCTGCTCCTGGACAGGTAACGACGTCTGGAGGAGGCGGATTTTTCGGAGTTATTACGAACGCTCTCGCAGGACTGTTCGGCACAATTTTCTCGCGCAAGGGGAACGTGTTCCGAGAAGGCATCCTCCAGGATGTCAGGATGTATCGGAGGGGCGGGATCCTATCTGGGCCCACTCTCTTCACCACTGCCGGCGGCCCCGCTATAGGCGGGGAGGCGGGTGATGAAGCCATTGTGCCTTTGGTGAGGGATTCAAGCGGTAATCTGGGTATCCGAGCTATTGGGGCGTCGAGAACGACCGTTGTAAACTTCAACTTCCCGCCCGGCACTGATGTTACGGCGTTCAGGAAGTCAGAAGCCCAGCTGGCAGCAATGGCAAGCAGAGTTGTGAGTAGGGGGATCGGTTCTCTATGAGCGACTTCCACGAAGTAAGATTTCCCGAAAAGATCTCCTACGGCTCTACCGGCGGTCCGATGCGCAGGGTCGATATAGTCACTCTCGCCAGCGGCTTTGAGGAGCGTAACAGCCCTTGGGCACATGCTCGACATAAATATAATGTCGGCTATGGGATTCGGAATCTATCTCAGGCCTACGAGGTTGTGGAGTTTTTCCAGGCCCGTGAAGGAAAGCTTTACGGGTTTAGGTACAAAGATTGGGCCGATTACAAATCTTGCCCTGTACACCAGGTTCCTACCAAAGACGATCAGGTTCTGGGTACGGGCAACGGCACCATAACGCAATTCCAGTTGCGGAAGGCCTATACTGATACCGGCAACACCTACTACAGAACAATCACCAAGCCTGTGGCAGGCACTGTATTGGTGTCCCTCAACGGCACTCTCCAAACTCCGGGAACGCACTACACTATCAACAACAATACCGGCGTTATCACGTTCATGACAGCGCCAGGTAACGGCGTGATTGTGAGAGCTGGATTTGAATTTGACGTTCCTGTGCGCTTCGATACTGATTGGTTGCCTATCAATCTGGCTAACTATGAAGCTGGGGAGTTTTCGGATATCCCGCTGATCGAGGTGAGAGTCTAGAATGAAGACGATTCCTGCACAAATGCAAGCCGATCTGGATGGCCGTGCTACAAAGCACTGCTACTGCTGGCGCCTCGACCTCAAGAACGGCACCACCCTCGGATTTACCGACCACGATCGGGATCTGGTTTTCGACTCCGTCACCTACAAGGCTCTGACGGGCATGGACGCTTCTGCCATCAGCAATAGCCGGAATCTGAATGTCGATGACATGGACGTTATTGGCAGGCTGAGCGATACTAGTATCAAGGACTCCGACATTGCTGCGGGTGTGTATGATGGTGCCATGGTTACAATCTATAAGGTAGATTGGCAGGCTGTAACCAATCGTGTCATTTTGATGCGTGGACCTTTAGGGAAAATCTCACGTGGGCAAATTGCTTACAAGGCACAGATAAAGAGTTTGACGGCATATGCCAGCCAGAATATCGGCAGTACATACTCTCCCAAATGCCGCTGGACCTTGGGTGAAGGCATTTGCGGGCTGGGAGTCAACCTGAATACGAGTGCCTATAGAGACACTGGCCTGGTAGTTTCGGCCGCCCTCAGCAAGAGGGTATTCCAGACTCAGAGCCCCGGGGCGCTCGCTCGTGAAGAAGACTTCTACATGAACGGCAAAGTTGTCTGGACTTCGGGAGACAATAACACCTACAAGATGTGGGTAAGGTACAACAAAATCACGTCGACAGAAGCGCACTTCGAGCTGTTTGAGAACATGCCCAACGACATCCAGGTGGGAGATGTCTTTACAGCGTATGCAGGATGCCAAAAGACGATCGAAATCTGCCATACGAAGTTTTCGAACGTGGTCAACTTTGGTGGATTTCCGCGCATTCCCGGACCAGATTTTATTCTGAGTCATGCGGCCAGCACGGAGGATAACAATGGCGGATCTCTTTATCAATCCTGATCGTATCCTCGAAATCGCACGATCGTGGATCGGCACACCTTATCGGCACCAGCACTCGTTAAAGGGGGTTGGTGCCGATTGTCTCGGGCTGCTCCGAGGCGTTTGGAAAGAGCTGTATGGGGTTGAGGCTGAAGTTCCTCCGCCTTATACGCGGGATTGGGCAGAGCTCCGCAGTGGGACGGGCGGGGAACCTATGCTGGAAGCCGCCGAGCGCAATCTGCATAGGATCGAGCTTGCAGAAGTCTCCCCAGGAGATGTAGTTTTGATACGGGTGCGTCCTACCGCACTAATCAAGCATTGCGGTATCATCTCGGAGACCGCCCCGATTAAAAACATTCGCGACTGTCCAGTACATCGTCTCATTCATGCATATTCTCTGCACGCCGTGACAGAAGACTACATGCACAGCAACTGGCTGGACAAAGAGATGCACTTTTTCCGATTCAAAGAGATTTCGGAGGTCGTACGCTAATGGCTACGCTCTTCCTTGTGGCAGGTGCGAAGTACGTCGCAACCAGCTTTGCGCTGAACTCTTTTGCGTCGGCCGCGCTTATCACCGGAGCATCGCTGATAGGTTCCTACATTGACAGTAAGCTCTTCGGCCAGACAGTCAGTCAAGAAGGCCCACGTCTAGATGAAGTCCGGTTTACAGGATCTTCTCATACTGCCCCCATAGCACGTGTGGGAGGGCGCTTCCGTATTGCAGGAAATATTATCTGGTCGACTCGCTACCGGGAAGAGGTTGTGACTGAGACAGGGTCTTCCGGGGGAAAGGGCCTGAGCAGAACGAGAACTAAATCTACCACCTACAATTATTATGTCTCTTTTGCAGTTGGGCTGTGTGAAGGGCCTATCTACGACATCGGGCGCATTTGGGCCGACAACAGACTGCTGGACGGAGAGGATTATACGATTCGCAAATATTATGGCACAAACACGCAAATGCCCGATCCCAAGATCGTCGCCGTTGAAGGTGCGGCATTTACCCCTGCTTATCGCGGGCTGGCCTATATCGTTTTTGAAGAGCTTCACCTGGAGGAGTTCGGCAACCGCATTCCGCAGATTAATGTGGAAGTCATTGCGTCTAATGCCGATAGCATGGAGAAGTACGAAGATCGTCTTGCTGCTGTCGACATGATTCCGGCGGCAGGAGAATTTTGTTACGGGACAACTCCTGTCTATACGGGGAAGGGAGATGCTAAAGTCTATGAAAATCGCCACTCCTACGGCACGGAATCTGACTTGCAGCAGTCGGTCGGAAAGCTACTCCGCACCGCTCCCAACTGCTCGCGAGTAGCTCTTGTCGTAGCTTGGCACGGAACCGATTTGCGCTGTAATCACTGCCAACTGCAGCCTCGAGTAGAGGCAGACGCAACTACAGACAAGAAGGTTACTAGGCCCTATGCTTGGAAGGTATCGGGAATCGGTCGAGCCGGGGCGACAAAAGTCTCAGTTGATGCCGATGGGGCTATTTACTTGGGTGGAGCCCCCGCCGACCGAGCCGTCTACGAGGCTATAGTCTACTTGAAAAGCAAGGGGCTTGACGTAGTCTTTTACCCGTTCATCTTGATGGATATCCCGCCAGGCAATACTCTTACAGATCCGTATTCCAACACCTCGGGGCAGCCCGCTTTTCCGTGGCGCGGCCGTATCACGCTGAGTCTTGCGCCTGGTGTAGCAGGATCTCCCAACCGTACTTCTACTGCCCGGACGCAGGTGGAAACCTTCTTTGGAACTTGTCTGCCGTCACATTTCGCGGCGTACGGGGGTAACGCAAACGATACGGCCAACGAGAACGATTCGAACACCTTCAAAGAAGGCACTATCAGCAACACTCCTATTCCGTCGCCGCCTCCAGGAACAGAGCACAACACTATCAAGTATACTGGGCCGAATGAGTGGTCGTATAGACGCATGATCCTCCACTATGCCAAATTGTGTGCCAGCGTCCCTGGAGGGGTCTACGGCTTTATTATCGGCTCTGAAATGGTCGGTCTGAACAAGATTCAGGACAATGCTGGGGCATTTCCGGCAGTTGACAAGTTCGTAGAACTAGCTGCCGACGTGCGTTCTATACTCGGCCCCAACGTAAAGATTACGTATGCGGCCGACTGGAGCGAGTGGTCGAATTATCGGCCAAGCAATGGGTCCGGAGACGTTTACTGGCCGCTGGACAAGCTTTGGGCATCTGCCAACATCGATGCGATCGGCATCGACAACTACATGCCTCTATCAGATTGGCGATCTACTGCAGATCATCTGGATGCTGATGACTACGATAGCATCTACGACTTGGACTATCTGAAGGGCAATATTGCGGGCGGTGAGGGCTATGATTGGTACTACGCCAGCACAAGCAATCGCGACAACCAGATCCGCACGCCCATTACCGATACGGCCTACAACAAGCACTGGGTCTTCCGCTACAAAGACATTGTGAGCTGGTGGCAGAATACCCATATCACGCGCATTCTGGGTGTAGAAGGCCACCCCATTCTTCAGGGGCGGGTTGCATCTAATTACACCACGGCCTCCGACACCACCGTGACGGCGGATTACGGTGTAGATGCCTTCGATAACCGCACTGTTCGGGTACAGCACAACAACAATACTACGGCATATTATCGCCGCAGCAACCTATCTGTTACGAACGGGGCTACGTACAGGCTGATCGTCCGGATGCGTACCGTCGGCGGCGGCGCACAGACTACTTACCTCAACATCCAAGACAGCCAGCACAACCGGCAGCTTATCAACGTCACTGGGTCCTGGCAAACGTTTGTGCTTCAGCGGACGGTCAACAGCTCGACAGTCCACGTGTATCCGTCGGATCCTCGGGGCGGATCAGGCTCTCCCAACTGCGATCTTGAAATTGCTGTCGCAGCTTTTGTGCGGGTTGGGGGGACTACTGAGTGGGTTGCGCAGAGCAAGCCGATCTGGTTTACTGAACTTGGATGTCCGGCTGTGCAGTTCGGGTCGAACCAGCCGAATGTGTTCTATGATCCCAAGTCGTCGGAGAGCTTCTTCCCATACTATTCTAATGGATCCCGCGACGACTACATCCAACGTCAATTCAATAAGGCACACCTGGAGTATTGGTCAGATAACCAGGGAACAGCCCTGAACCCTACGGGCATGGTTGATCCCAGTCACATCTTCATCTGGACCTGGGATGCACGCCCCTTCCCGGAATTTCCTTCCCGCTCGGATGTGTGGGACGACTCTGAAAATTGGCGTTTGGGCCATTGGATAAATGGACGTCTGGCCGTTCCGGAAATAGGCGACTACATTGTCTCACTATTCGATCAGGCTGGACTGGATTCCCAGTACATAGACGTATCGGAGGTACATGGTCTGATTAGCGGCTTTGCTGTTACCCAGACTAACACTGTCCGCGACATGCTGGATCCTATCATGTTTACTAATCTGCTTCAGGCTTATGAGTCCGAAGGTAAATTGAAGTTCCGGCATAAAGGTAACAAGTCTGTTGGGACTGTAAACTTCGAGAACTTGGTCGCAGATGAAGAAGGTGCTGACAGTCTTGGAGGGCCCGTGACCGTCACCCGCTCGGACGATCTTGAGCTACCTCAAGAAGTCCGGATCTCTTTCGTTGATGACAACACCACCTACGAAAGCAGTGTTGCTTACTACAGAAACCCTGTTGGATACAGCAACACGGTGTCTGAGTCGAACGTCAACGTTCTTATGGATTTTGCCTACGCTGAAGATTTGTGTGCGCGCCTTCTACAAGAGGTGTACATCGCGCGTGAAAAGCTGACTTTCAAGATGCCTCCGTCAATGCTGCGGTTTGATCCTACGGACGTCATCGATCTTGATGTTTACGGCCGGACGTATACAGTCACACTTGAATCGATCAATGAAGAATATCAACGGGAGGTGACCGCCTCTAAATACGATGCGGACGTGTTTATACCTGTCGCAGCCGAGGCGCCTAAATCTAAAGTACCCGCAGCGATTGTCGGCCAGGATACCGTGCTGGAGATTCTGAACTTGCCCATACTGCATTCAAGTGCTTCTCCCTCCGGAGTGTACTTTGCGGCAGCCGGCAAGCCTTGGAATCAGGGCGTAGCTGTTATGCGGAGCCCCAATAACGTTGTTTACCAGCCCGATGTCACAGTTGAAGCTCCTAGTATCATAGGCGTCACCGACTTTGCTCTTCCTGCCGGGCCCGCCGGCCGCTGGGACAAAGGTACCGAATTGTTCGTAACTGTAAACAGCGCCGGGACCCTCGATACTGTGTCCAACAGTGCCGTTTTCCAGGGGTTCAACGCAGCGGCGCTGTATAATGCGGCAGCTGGGCAGTGGGAGGTGATCCAATGGAAGACCGCTCAGGCAGTGGCTACTAATAGGTACAAGCTGACAAATCTCATCCGGGGACAACTGGGGACTGAAAAAGCGATTGGCAATCCACTTCCGGCAGGAAGCCGCTTCGTCGTGCTCGATCCTACGCGGATTGTCCAGTCTACAGGAGGAGCTAATCTTATCGGGCTGACTCTGCACTGGAAGTTCGGCCCTGCACATCTTGCGAGCGATTCCGACAGTTGGAAGACAGCCACTGCCAAAGTGAAGGGTTTTGGTTATCGGCCTTACAGCCCGTGCAGCCTGAAAGCCACCAAGCAGTTCGGCAATAACGACATCCTGCTAGATTGGAAGCGGCGCACTCGTTTCAACGGAGACGTGTGGGATGGCTCGGATGTGCCTCTGAATGAAGACTTCGAGAAGTATGAAGTCGATGTCTACAACGGCAACAACGTCGTACGTACGATTACCGTCACTGGTGAAAGTGCTACCGTATATACTTCGGCGATGCAGATAGCCGACTTCGGAGCAGTGCAAAGCAGTATCAAGTTCGAGGTTTTCCAGATCTCTGCAATCTTCGGCCGGGGTGTGGGGCGTATGGCAATAATTACGTTCCCCGCATGAACAACCTAAGCAGGACGACATGTCATGGCTACAAACTCGTTCGATATCACGGTCGCACTGAATCCCCTAGGCGGATTGGGCGTACGCTTCATCGGTGACGACTCCAATAGTGGCAATCCCGAGCTTACTGTTGCCGGCTATAAAGTCTGGCATGCTGGAAACGACGGAGCTGCTTCTGGCTTGGAGGCTGACCTTCTAGACGGCTATCATGCGTCGGCGTTTGCTCTCCTTTCAGGAGCATCTTTTACAGGCACCATCACCAATACAGGAGCCTACCGCAGCTCGGACGGAAGTGCTGCTGTTCCCAGCATTTCGTTTTCGGCAGATACTGATACAGGCCTTTTCCGCATCGGCGCCGATACGCTAGGGTTTTCCGCGGGCGGCGCCGAGCGGGCTCGCATCACCACCAGCGGAATGCAGGTGACGGGAACGATCACCGGCACAGCCGTGATCCAGAACGCTACCGACACCACCTCCGGCCGGCTACTCCGCCTGGTCGGCAATACCGGAGCTTTCGGACTAGGTGGTATCTACGCTCCTCTACTGCCTGATCTAGACTCGACGTCTATTCCGGCAGGGTTTCACCAATTCAACACCACCGGCGGCACTTCAGGCACGCCGCCGCCGGGGTTTCAGGTCGGCGGGATACTAGTTCTGTCAGGAACTGGATCGGGTACGCAGACTCCGTTAGTGATTGCCGTACAGCGGTCGTCCGGCAGCGGGCGGGTGGCGTGGCGCACCAGCCAAGGCGGCACCTGGGGGCCGTGGCAGACCGCTTATAGCACAGCCAACGTAGTGGGTACCGTCTCGCAGTCGGGCGGTGTACCGACCGGCGCGGCCTTCGAGCGCAATGCCAATGGCAATGGCCGCTGGTGGAAAACCGCTGACGGGATGATGCAGGTCGCCCGCGACGATTACCTCGTGGCGCCCGTCTCCACCGCGCTCGGTGGCATCTACCGTTCGGCCACGGTCACCTGGACCTTCCCGCAGGCCTTCGCGGCGCCGCCCATCGTGACCGGGCAGGTGGCCGACCCGGACTGCTGGATCAGCGTCGTCGCCACCACCACGACCCAGGTGACCTTCCGCGTCCTGTCCGCGACCTCCCGGTCGTCGGTCAGGGTCAACATCTCGGCCATCGGGCGCTGGTTCTCGGTCGGTGCGGCAACGCCGCATGCACTATTCCAAGTCTCCGAGCGAGGCTTTTGGTTCGAGTTCTCGGACTTCTCGAAGCTCTGGCAGGACAGCGCGCGCACGATTCCGGTGACCGCCATCGGCGACCCGGTCGGGTCGGTCGCGGACATCTCGGGAAATGGGCACTACGCCGTGCAGGCGACCTCCGGCCGGCGGCCGACGCTGCAGGTGGACGATCAGGGCCGCGCCTATCTGCAGTTCGACGGCGTGGACGACGGATTGTCGGTGACGACGCTGAACCTCAACGCCGACAGCGCCTTCACCCTGTTCGCAGCTGTGCGGAAGGACACGGATGCCAACATCGCCCGGATCGTCGAGTATTCGCCGGGGGTGGCGACCAACCCGGGCTTTCTGCTGCAGCAACCGACGGCGGGGACGAACTTTATTCAGGGTATGCACCGCGGCGCCACTACGTCGCAGACCAGCACGCGGTCCGGGATTGACGCGCCCGCGACCTTTGTCGCGACCGTCATCTCCGACCT